AAAAACAACTTTAGTCACGCAACAGGTTCAATTGCAGGAATGGTTTCAGATGATGCAGGAATCCAAAGGATGACCTCAACAGATCCCTCTGGATGAATGGTGTAATGAGAATTATGGGATTTCTGCAGCTGGATATTATTACAGAGTCAGAAAGGTAAAAGAAGCTTATCTCGATCAAGTATCTGAAGTAAAACTTCAGGAAAATCTAGCAATCGTACCCAAAGAACTGTTTCATGAAGATCAGGGTGTACAAAAAAATCCATCAAAACTTCAAACCACAGATTCTTTCCTTGATATCTTTCAGGATGATCTTCGCATTCGTATCTATGAAAATACGGACGAACAACTTCTTTTCCGTGTGCTGAGGAACCTGAAAAATGCTGAATGATGCAAAAGATCTTCAGGCTGTTTATATTGTGTGTGGTTATACAGATCTAAGAAAAGGAATCGATTCTCTTTCAAACATCATTTCTCAAACCTATGGGATGGATCCTTTTCAGCCTGGAACTCTGTTTATGTTCTGTGGACGTAAAATAGACCGGATCAAGGCACTTATATGGGAAGGTGATGGATTTTTACTCTGTTATAAACGGTTAGAACAAAAAGCCAGTAAATTCCAATGGCCCAGAAGTCAGGAAGAAGTTTCCGGACGGATGTGCTGAGAGAGAAGCTGGATGCCAAGGGTGTTCTGATTGAAAACTCGGATGCAGAACTGGCACTGTTTGCCCTGCTTTTTGAGTTTGACGGGAATGTGCGTCATATCCGCCACACAGGAGGATTTTGACAGGTTCTAATCTGATGAAATGTGATGACAGGATAAGCGAAAAAAGGTATAATGATTTCATGAAATCAGAAGCTGGAGGAAACATACATGAAAATTGTGATTATTAACGGAAGTGCCAGAAGGGGAAACACGCTGACGGCGATTGACGCATTTGTAAAAGGGGCATCAGAAAAGAATGAGATTGAAATCATCCAACCAGACAGACTTCATATAGCACCTTGTAAGGGATGTGGGGCCTGTCAATGTTATAAAGGATGTATTGATCAGGATGATACAAATCCCACGATTGATAAAATTACTGCTGCAGATATGATTCTTTTTGCTACTCCGGTATATTGGTGGGGAATGTCTGCGCAGTTGAAACTTATCATTGATAAGTGCTACTGCCGCGGTTTGCAGCTGAAAAATAAAAAAGTTGGAACAATCGTTGTGGGAGGATCCCCAGTGGACAGTATCCAGTATGAGTTAATTGACAAACAGTTCGACTGCATGGCGAAATATCTTTCATGGGATATGATTTTCCAAAAATCATATTATGCAACAGCCAGTGATGAACTTGCAAAAGACAAGGATTCTATAAAAGAACTTGAAAATATTGGAAAAAACTTATAAGGCATATTTAAAGTTCCAGGTTTCAGGAAAGAAAAAACTAAAAATAATGATGAAAGCATTTGTCAGGATGGCAGGTGCTTTTTTTGTGCCTTTTTTATGGAATTTAGGGGGTGAGCCGTATGGCAGGGAACAGAATTAAGGGGATCACTGTCGAGATTGGCGGCGACACCACGAAATTACAGACTGCCCTGAAAGGGGTTAATACAGAGATCAGGAATACGCAGAGTCAGCTGAGGGATGTGGAGAAGCTTCTGAAGCTGGATCCGGGGAATACGGAGCTGATCGCGCAGAAGCACAGACTGCTGGCACAGGCGGTCTCTGAGACCAGGGAGAAGCTGGAGACTTTGAAGACTGCGCAGCAGCAGGCGGATGAGGCACTGCGGAACGGAACGATTTCCCAGGATCAGTATGATGCCCTGCAGAGGGAGATCGTTGAGACGGAACAGAGACTGCGGAGTCTGGAAGAGCAGGCGAACCAGTCTGCGACTGCCCTGCAGAAAATCGGGGCAACAGGTGAAAAGCTGCAGACAGTTGGAAACAAGATTTCTTCTGTAGGACAGAAGCTGCTTCCAGTGACGGGAGTGGTGACAGGGCTTGGAACGGCGGCAGTGAAAACTGCCGCTGATTTTGACTCTGCGATGAGTAAGGTGGCGGCTGTGTCCGGGGCAACGGGATCGGATTTTGATAAGCTCAGGGACAAGGCCAGGGAGATGGGTGCCAAGACAAAGTTCTCTGCGACTGAGGCGGCGGATGCCATGAACTATATGGCAATGGCCGGATGGAAGACAGAGGATATGCTGTCCGGTATTGAGGGTGTTATGTACCTGGCTGCTGCATCTGGGGAAGACCTTGCAACGACCTCTGATATTGTGACGGATGCGCTGACAGCTTTTGGGCTTACTGCAGCGGATTCAGGACATTTTGCAGATGTGCTGGCGGCTGCTTCCAGTAATGCAAATACTAATGTGTCCATGATGGGCGAGACATTCAAGTATTGTGCGCCGGTTGCCGGGGCGCTGGGATTCTCGGTTGAGGATACAGCGGAAGCCATCGGTCTGATGGGAAATGCCGGTATCAAGGCTTCCCAGGCCGGTACTTCCATGCGTTCCATTATGACCAACCTGACTGGGGATGTGAAGCTGTCGGGTGCGGCAATCGGGGACGTGACCATTGCTACCACAAATGCGGATGGTTCCATGAGGAGCCTGTCTGCGATCCTGGCTGACTGCAGGATGGCTTTTGGCGGAATGACTGAGGCAGAGAAGGCGAATAACGCGGAGACTCTGGTTGGAAAGAATGCAATGTCCGGGTTCCTAGCACTGATGAATGCGGCTCCGGAGGATATTGCAAAGGTATCTGGGGCAGTGAATAACTGCAAGGACGCGGCAAAGAACATGGCGGATACCATGCAGGATAATCTGGAAGGACAGCTGACTATTCTGAAGTCACAGCTTCAGGAACTGGCTATTTCTTTCGGGGATCTGCTGATGCCTGCGGTGCGGAGTATTGTTTCCGGACTGCAGGGGATGGTGAATGTGCTGAATGCCATGCCGGACGGGGTGAAACGTGTGATCATGATCGTTGCACTTCTGGCTGCGGCATTGGGGCCTGTGCTGATCATTATAGGCAAGACCCTTTCGGCCATTGGAACGATTATGACATGGGCACCGAAGCTTGCCGGTGCGATCAGCGCGGTGAAGGGTGCTTTTGCGGCGCTGAG